GATATGGGCACTGCAGCGTTTGCTAAATCGTTTACAGACGTTGTTGCAAGTCCGGCATTCTTAACGACGGTAGGTCTCGGGTTGGCAGGTATATTGCTTGGCTCAGGATCCAAACGACCAGTGCTAGCGCTGACAAATCTTGCCGCCACAGCGGCCGTTGGTATTAACGTATCAAATTTGCTGGCTCGTAGTAAAGCAGCAACAATGGCAGCAGCATTGAATGCGCAAGGTGGTCAAGCGGTCACACAGGGATTGAGTCTTACAGGGACAGCACCTCCAGAAGATGTTGGTGGGACAGTCAACCAGTCACGAGAGACAGCTACATCAGCAACATATGGATACCCGTTGAATGGCAACAGCCAATACTTCATTAAATTTATGATTAGAAAGTATGATCGCCTACAAACGTCGCGTGATGCTAGTCAACAAAATACAACATATCGTACAATCATACGCTTACCACTACCTACTCAAATTATCGATGCTCTAAGATTGGCGTACAATGATGTTAGTCTGGGAATGTTTGGTGGTGAGGTTATGAAAGATGTAGGAAATATTGTCGACAAATTTAGAGATACGAAGGGCGGCTTAGACAGTAAGCTAGGCGCAGCTTTTGGTTCAGCAAAGACATCATTCACGCAACGAGTAAGTGATGATGACTTTTTATATGCAGTAGGCCGTCGAATGTTACAAGGTACACAGTTTGGTAACGTTGCTGATATTCTAACAGGCACTGCACCAAACCCTCACATGGCTGTGACATTTAGTGGGGTCAATCTTAAGAAGCACGTATTCACTTGGAGATTCTCGCCGGATAGTATCGATGAGAGTCGTCATCTGCAAGATCTTATCAAAGAGCTGCAAAAAGCATCTCTACCTGAGTATGAAACAGCTAACAAGTTCTTGTTTAGGTTTCCTGACATTGTTAATGTTCAAATAAGCCCTTCTAACCTGATGGTATTCCAACCTTGTGCTATTGACTCAGTGACAGTCAATTATGCACCTAACGGCGTCCCGTCATTCTTTGCAAACCCAAATGGTGGCATGAATGGGGGAACCGTTGAGCGCTATCCTACTGAGATAGAATTTTCAATCACTCTTCGTGAACTTGATGTTCATACCAAGGGTATGGATTTCTACAATACATTCGTGGGCAGCGAAGCTCCATTAATCAATGACGAACCGCCTGTCAACCAAACAACAACGTAACGTATGGCTCACTATTTTTCAAACTTTCCTATAACACAATACAACGGCCAGCTTTGTCGGTCGTTGATTAGCCGTACAGCCCTCACGCAAGACGTCATCAAGTCTACATCAGCTTTTTATCCATATACGAATATGCACAATGAGCGCGCAGACACTATCGCGCACCACTACTACCAAGATTCGTACATGGATTGGTTGCTGTATTTTGCAAATGATGTTGTTGATCCATATTATGGATGGTATTTGAATGGTGAACAATTTGGTGCATACCTTCAAGACAAATACCAATCGGTATATGATGCGCAGCTGTATATCCATCATTTCCAAGTTGATTGGTTAAGCGACGATCGCCAGTTGACAATTGCAGCATACGACGCTCTACCAGCAACTCCGACAAACAACCTCAAACAATATTGGCAACCTGTATTGAATGAATATGGAGCTACTGCTTCTTATAAGCGCAAGCCTATGGATACAGTCGCAACCACTAATCGTATGTTGAAGCTTACGATGAGTTCTACTGCCGGATTTGAGCAGGGCGAAATAATCAGCCAATTTAACAATAATGTGTTGTCGGGATATGGCGAGATTACGTTTATTGATCCTGACTACTTAATAATCAGACACGTAATGGGGTCTATTGGTACTTCATATCCTGTTGTTGGATTTAAGAGTGCGACGTCTAACACGCCACAATTTGTTACCGTTGTACAAGAGTGTATTCCTGTAGCAGAGCAGGCATATTGGCGCGCCGTCACGATATACGAACATGAAGAGATGTTGAACGAGCAACGTAAAGTGTTACGTGTAATCGGTAAGCAGTTTGCTGAGCAAGCGTCTAACAACCTGAAAACTATATTGAGTTAATATGAGCGTAACTGAAGCAGGAAGACAAAATACCCTTGGTAAGGGTATTATTAGCGAAGCGTACATATACAACACGATCAGCGGTAAGAAAGTACCGATGATTAACTACCTTCTTAATATAGACATATACGAAGACATATACACTCCATACGTGTATTGTGATATAGCACTGGTCGACTATCAATCATTTGCTAACCAATTTCCTTTGTCTGGTGAGGAGTACTTCGTCTTTGCATTTCAAAGCTTCGGCGGTAAGATTAGTAAGTATCAGTTCATGTTGTATAACAAAGAAAACGTTGCTGCTACTGATACCAACGCATCGACGGTGTATGTGTTAAGAGGAGTTACGTTAGAGCGAGCATTTGATGCTGGTATAACCGTTAGCACAGCATATACCGGCACACATTCATCTATTGCAAGTCAAATATTCGATCGTTATGTTGCTAAGTTTACAGGGGGCATGCCGCTACAATTTGAACCCTCTCGTAGTGTTGATCATTATATCCCTCCTCAAATATCGCCTCTCAAAGCAATAGAGGAAATGCGTAGCCGAGCCGTTTCGGTAAGTGAAGCGCGCAGCCCGTTTTTATTCTTCAGAAATTCAAACGGGTTCTATTTCATGTCGATGAATGGTTTATTCAACGTATCTGCTGGTGAACCGTCCGCGCAAATCACTCACCGATATACTAGCTCCAGTCCTGGCGCTGAGTTTGATGAGGAGAATCTAAATCGCACGAATGCTGACATTATTAGTTTTGAAATCAACACGATGTACAACACATTGGAAAAGATTGATAATGGTGGCTACAATGCACACTCATACTCATTCGATCTTACCACGAAATGGTTTGGAGCTCGTCAATTCTTCAATATGACTGAAGCATCTGGTAAATTTCAGTTGGGCGGTAGAGGCGTCCATAACAGAGATTCGTTTATGAGAACTTTCGATAATACTCGATGCGTTGCATATTATCATCCAACAGACATAGCCCGTGAGTTTATGGGAACGACGAAAGATATGTATCCGGAGTATATGGCTGAAATGAACGCGTATGCAAACATGGTTTCTGAGTACAATGTAAATTATACAATATATGGGGATTCGAATGTGACTGCAGGTCAGGTAATGAAGATCCTCATTCCAAATTCCCGCGATACGGATGCTGATGATGGTTCCGCGCACGCACCATCTATGCTTTATTCAGGTAGTTTTTTATTAGATAGCGTAAGACACTCTATAACAATTGGTGAGAATGTTGATTACTATACCGTGATAAGTGGTATCAATGGCGCACGTGATCGACAAATAGAAGGAATGTAATTATGGAAATGGGTAAGCAGGGGTTTGTGTGGTGGTTCGGTATTATTGAGGACATATACGACAATGATCTTCAGCTTGGCCGTGTTAAGGTACGCGTGCATCACTTTCATAACCCAAGCAAAAGTGTGTTGCCAACAGAGGATCTACCGTGGGCTCATGTTATCATGCCCACTACAAGTGCTAGTACAACCGGTATAGGATGGAGTCCTACGTTCCTACAAGTAGACACTACAGTATTTGGGTTCTTTGCAGATGGTGAACGTGGACAGATGCCAGTGGTGTTAGGAACACTACCTGGTATACCGCAACCCAATCCTGAATTTCCAGATATTAACAGCTTTAGTGTGGCAAGCCACGATGTGAGTGATATTGCTCGAGGAACAAATAGAATATCATCAGCTAAGGCAGCGTTACAAGACCCGGAGTATGAACCTAGCCCGAACAACACGTATGCGGCACGGTATCCGTTTAATAAGGTATTTGAAACAGGATTCCCTGGCCGACAAGGCCACGTGATGGAGTTCGATGATACGCCAGGACGTGAGCGTATCCATATGTACCATAGTGGAGGCTCATATACGGAGATGAGCCCGGGCCTCAAAGTAGATAAGACGAACGGGACACACTTTGATATATCGTCCGTGGGTAAAGTCGTAAAGACAAGCGGCGACCTAATTGTTATTGCGGATGGCGCAACGACGATATACAGCCAAGGATCGTTGACAATGGCCTCGGATGGAATAGTTAACATATCTGGCAAGCTTATAAATATGACGAGTCAACTCGGTACTGTTATTAATGCTGGCGGAGCTTTAGCAATGTCGTCCGTGTTAGCGACGAGTGTGTCGGCTGGAGGTTTAGTGGATGTAACAGCTGGAGCTGCTGTATCGGTTAAAGCTACTGGGGCAGTCAATATCACAGGTGGCGCAGCGGTTTCGATTAAGGGTGCATCTATTTCGCTAGTCAGCGCTGGGGCATTAGATATAATCGGTACAGGCGCGCTTGGTATTGGGGGACCGTCGGCTGTTGTTGGATTGACCGGATCAGCTGTTACAGCAACCGCGACGGGGGCAATGACATTGACTGGTACAGGTGGATTGTTCTTGAATCCAATTTAAGGAATAGTATGGCAAGAGCTATAGGAAGAATAGGGGTCGATGAGGTTGGAGGTACAGGCATCTTAATCGGGCCTCCTGCCGATCCGTTAGTAGAAATTAACGGGGCCCCAGTTGCCACAGCTGGCCAGCTCGTGGCATCCCATGGTCCTTACCAGCACGCGGCTGCAACAATGTTAGCTCGTCCAGAAACAAATGTATTTGTTGGGGGAAGACAAGTAGTCGCTGCTGGCGATTTTGCTTCTTGTGGAGATATATTAGTCGCAGGCTCAAACGTTTTTATAGGTTAATATGGCAAACATTTCACTCGCCGATAAATATACAATAACTGAAAAGAAGACCGAACTCTATAGTGACTTTGGTGTTAATCTACAACAGCACCCAGCACGTAAAGATTTGCTTCGCTATACGAACGAAACAGCGATCAAGCGATCAATTACTAATCTGCTGATGACTAATTTTCACGAGCGTATGTTTCAGCCATACCTGGGTGCCAATTTATCACAGCTGTTGTTTGAACCTTTCAGCGAAGACTTGTTGGGACAGCTCAGACACCATATTCTTTCATGTATCTCAAAATTTGAGCCACGGGTTAGAGTGATAGAATTAACGTTGACAGCAACGCCAGATGAATGTGGCGTATATGTTGCATTACGTTTCAGTGTGATCAGCACTGCCACTCCAACAACACTCAATCTTATCCTCAATAGAGTACGATAATGTCAAACACATCGATCAATTTAACAAATTTAGACTTCGACACTTTAAAGGCGTCGTTCAAGTCTCATCTATCTTCGCAAACCGCATTTAAGGATTATGATCTTGCTGGGTCTAATATCAATGTGTTGATGGATTTATTAGCATACAACACATACCTCAATGCATTTTATTTGAACATGGTTTCTAGTGAAATGTTTTTGGATAGTGCGCAACTACGAGATAGTGTTATCTCTCATGCTAAGGAACTCAACTATGTTCCACGCTCGTTCAGATCAGCAAAGGCGATCGTTGATATTGCAATTACGCCAACAAACCCTAACGGTATTACGACGGTCAATATACCACGTGGTACATCCTTTACGAGTAAGGTGGGTTCTAATACATACACGTTTACTCTAAATGACAGCGTTGCAATCAGTGGCTCGACTAATGGTGTGTTTACAGCAGCTAATGTTGCAATATATGAAGGATCGTTAGTTACCGATACATTCATGTATAATTCAATATCCACATCGCAGAGATTTGTATTAACCAATCCGACAGTTGATATTACAAGCCTTCGTGTTTATGTGACAGAAGATAATGGATCGACTGTATTGACGTATAATATGGCTAACTCGTATATTGGAGTTGGATCGTCGGACTTAGCATTCTTTGTACAGGCCGCAGGATCGGATTTATATGAGGTCGTATTTGGTAACGGGCAACAGGGTCGTGTGCCTAAGCATGGCGCTGTAATATCAGCAGTGTATCGTGTGGGTAATGGTGAATTGCCTAACGGATGTGCCGTGTTTAGCAGCGATGATGCTATCGATGGCCACACGAATGTACGTGTGATTACTAAGCAGGATGCGTCAGGCGGTGCGGTGCACGAGACGACGCACATGATTCGTAAGAATGCCCCACGCTACTTCCAGTCGCAAGAGCGCGCTGTTACAGCAAATGATTACAAGACGCTACTTCAACTCGCGTTCCCTGAGATTAATGCTATCCACGTATTCGGAGGAGAAGAAGCTGAGCCTCCTCGTTATGGTAAGGTTATTATTTCTGTTGATGTTGATAATTCTTCAACAGTTCTCGATTCAAAAACTGAGGAGTATAGAGCCTTCCTCAAAAATCGTTGTCCGCTGACTGTAGATCCTATTTTTATAGATCCAGAATATATTAATGTAGAAGTGTATTCAAATATCAATTATAACTTGAATACCATTGGTGTATCCGAAGCTGAGTTGACTGCAGCTGCAAAAACGCAAGTGCGTGTGTTCAACGAGTTGAATTTAAATAATTTTGATACTACCATGCGATATTCTCGTCTGGTTGAGCAAATAGACAGTACTGATGTTGCAATAATCGGTAACAGCACAGAAGTGATTGCATACAAGGATATTATCCCTACTCTCAATTCTTCAGAACCGTTCTCGATACAGTTCTTACAGCCGCTTAAGGTATTAAATAGTGCATATATTCATCCATACGTTTCAAACCATGCGGTAACGTCAACATACTTTACATACAACGGAGAGCAATGTAAGTTGGAGGATGATGGTAACGGCATCCTGCGCATTGTATCGTTGGCGCTTGAAATGGGGGAACATGCTACGGTAATTAATGTAGGTACTGTTGACTATACTACGGGGACGCTTGTGATGTCGGGGGGTCTGAACGTGTCAGCGTTTGAGGGTAGCACTATTCGTATACGCGTCGTTCCTGATAGCAAGGATATCGTATCGAAGCAGAATAATATTATTCGTATCAAGGATGATGATATTTTTATTACGGTGACGGGTGAGCGTGTATGAAGTTATTACACAACAACATATCGCCACTGATCGACTCGCAGTTTCCTTCCTTCTTCAACGAAGAAGGTGAGATGTTTATGGTGTTCGTGCGAGAATACTATAAGTGGCTCGAATCGACAGGTAATCCGTTATACCACTCCCGTCATCTGCTGGAGTACCGCGATATCGACGAGACGCTGGATGAGTTCTTGCCGAACTTCCAGTCAAAGTATTTGATAGGAACTCCTACCAATACCGTCCGCAATCAGCGAGATTTAATCAAACACTCGCGTGATATCTACCAGACAAAAGGCACGATTGAGTCGCTACGTCTGATATTTGAAATGTTGTATGGGGTGGAAATACAAGTATATTACCCAGGCGATAGTATCCTCCGTACGTCGGATGGTGTTTGGGTAACTCCACGCTATCTAGAGTTATCAGTATCTGAAAGAACTGCAGGTTACATAGGTAAAAACGTTCGCGGTAGTATATCTGGAGCTACAGCGTTTGTTGAGAGCGTAGACCGCAGAGTCTATCAAGGCCGCACCATCGATGTAGCATACATTTCCAACATAG